TCAACGTTTGTACATTCCCTGAAGCACCCCCACGTTCTCCGCCTTTTCGATATCCCGCTTGTGCAGGTACTCATAGACGGCCATCATAGCCTCGGGCGGCTCACCCTTCTGTCTGCGGTACTCTTCGATGTGCCGCACCACCGCTTTGTGCAAGACGTTCATGTGGTTCATCTCTTCGCCGGAAAGCTTGTAAAAAAGCTCTGCGGTTTCCGGGTCAGCTTCCTTGTACTCAAGTGCAAGCTCTGCATAGGTGTGAGCGTCTTTCAGCTCATCCTCGACGTGCTCCATCAGCATTTTGATTTCTTTCATGTGGTTATGCCTCCTTGATATATCTTAAAAGTTTGTCAACCTCCGCCCGGTCAAAGGACAGCTTGCCGACAAACGGAATGTCGAATTCCAGCGGGTTCCGAATCTGCGGCGCAAAAGCATTGTAAAGTGCGTCCTCATCGATTTTTCCATCGTCAAAAACACCTGTAGCCTGAACGGCAGGTATGCCCTCCATCTTTTCAAAAAGTTGGGGTGTCCTTTTGGCGTAGAGAGTAACAACACCGGCAACCACCACAGATTTTGCTTCCGGCATGTGCGGGAGAACTTCTCGCTCGATGTACCGAAGCACACCGTTCACAAATCGCTCTTTAGAAACCATAGTTACCTCCAATTGTTGATAGGGGCGGCAATTGCCGCCCCCCCTTGGTTTAACCAGCAGCGGCAGCAGTGGGAGCCGTCCAGCTGTTCTTAGCGGGCATGGGTTCAGGGCACACATTCCCGATGGGAATAACGGTCTTGGTCAGCCCGGACAGCGTGTTAAGCGCAGACTGCATACAACTGATGTTTGCGGTGATCTGGGCATTGACAACCGCCTGAGCGGAAATCTGTCCCTCAACGCCACGCAGACGACCGTCAAGATACTGGTACATGTCCAGAATCTTCTGGTCGGTGTAGGTGTTGGCATCCCGCAGTTTGATGTCGGCCTTGAGTGCCGCAATCTCAGCGGACTGTCCGGCCTCGTAGCGGTTGACAACGTGGTCGCCCTCGGAGCAGCAATTCACAGCGTTGAAACCGCCAGCCATGTTCAGCAGGGTAGCAATACCGCCGATGTAGCCGCCGATACCGCCCACACGGTCAGCAGCAGTGAAATTCAGAGCCATAACATTTCCTCCTTAAATTATTTGAAGTGGCCACCTTCTACGATTATAATAGCAAAAAACCAGGCGAACGAATCATCATCGTTTCGCCTGGTTTTCGTCAGGAAATCGTCACTTTGTCGTCAAATAATCAGATCGTCCGGGAGTATGGCACTAAATCTCTTGACTGCATCATATTTCCGCTGCAATCGTCGAACGACCCTGGTTATGGTAGCCTGGGACACACTATATTTTTGCGATTGCCAGTATTGGCAGTGCCCGGCGGCACGGGTGGTTAGGACATCCTTTTCCAGCGGCGTAAGACACGCCAGCCGGTCGAACTCGTCAATGACCACCCGATTTAATCCGGGCTTGTCCACCTACCGCATCAATCCTTTCTGGGGGTCACATAATTCTGCGCCTGCTTGCTGTCAGAGATACCGGCGGTGGTAGGATCATTGACCACGCCCAGGATCACCAGCACACCAAACAGGGCGTTGACCACGGCAATCAGCCGATTGCCGATGTCGCCAACGTCCAGTGTGTAGCCGAACACGGCGGCCACGGTCTGGATCAGCAGCAGCACAGCGGGAATCACCGCCAGCCAGAAGTTTTTGTTTTTGAATCGTACAGTCCAGTTAATCATTTTGTTTTCCTCCTTAAATTTTTAGCCCAGCCCAAGCCGGGCAAGAATAAACCCTACAACAGCGGCCACGACGATGTATATGACCCTTTCTACCACAGACTTCCACCGTTTGCCGGGCTCGGATTTCAGCTCCTGCACGTCCGCGCATAGGCCGTCAACCTTCTCCCCGGTGGTTTCCACACGTTCTGCCATCACCGCAACAGACGTTGCTAGCGTGTTCACCGCTTCCGTGTGCCGTTCCAGCGCTTCCAGCCGGTGGGAGTTGGATTTGCTCCGCTGCTCTATAGCGGAAATCCACTTAGTGATCTCAGCTTCTTCCATTGGCATACTCCCTTCTCAGCCTTGCCACCGGCTGTATTTGCCGTTATCAATATGTACACCCCATTCGTAGCGGCCTAAACCGCCCCGTCCGGGCATTTTCTCCGCCTGCACCTGTTCGGCGACCTCCTGCAACCGGGAAACGGAAATATCGCCGCCGATGGGAGCCAGGTCAATGGCCTGTCCGGTCAGATGCAGGCTGTTCCACACGCCACCGGCATCAGCATTGTGCTGCGTACAGCGCAAGCCTGAGTTGACGTTCAGGGGCACACCGGCACGGCGGCGGATTTCGTCCGCCAGCCGCACGGTTTCCTCCACCGGTTCGGCGGGGAATCCGTTGCAATATTTGCCGCCGCACTGACAGCGGAACTCTTCCCGCCGGAAGTACCGGATTTCGTCCCAGAACGTCCCCGTCTCGGCGTTTTCCGTTTTGGTAGGCGTGTACATTCTCCCTGCCGCAACTGCCGCCAGAATGGCGGTCTGGGTCTCCTGGCCTGGGTCTCCGTCTGCCGTCAGCCCCTCCGCCGCTTGAAAAAGCTTCACAGCCTGCCGGGTCTGGCTGCCGGTGATCCCGTCCGGTGCGCCCACCGGATAGCCCAGATACAGTAGCAGGCTTTGGACTTGCGTTGTGGTCATGCGCCCACCTCCTTATACGTTCAGGGCAGCCCGAATGGCTTCCAGGTCGTCCACGGTCAGCCGGGGATAGTCCTCGGCGATTTCCTCAAAGCTTTCGCCGTTTGCGATCCGGACGCGGAACGCCCGCACCATAATGCGCAGCTTCAGGGCACTCAAAGTTTTCATTTTTCGTCACCTCCGATCAAATCTGCCATCATCAGGATAATGTCATCCGCAGTGGCTTCCAGGTTTTCAAGCCGTTCCCCGGTGTCGTCCGGTTTCGGTTTCAGGTCGTCCTGGGTCAGGCCGTTCAGGGCGGCCAGCTTTTGGGTCATATCATCCATTTGTCTGCACCACCTTTGCAACATCTACCATGATTTCCGTTTCTGACGGCACGGCCAGCTCGTAGCCGTCATCCAGGGCGGGATAATGCAGGTTGATTGTGCCGCCAGCCTCCACCAGCAAAACGCCAAAATCATCATCCGGCCACACAGCGGACAAGTCGATGATCTCCGGGGTGGCTAGTGCCGTCCATGTCCCGTCCTGGGACATGCTGCCTACATGATGATAGGTTTGGGCCGTGAAGTCGATGTAATTGTAGGCATCAACCGTGCCCTGGCCATAGTCCGGGCACAAATCCCGGATGGCTTGCGGGATGGGGTAGGCAACTGGCTCCCGATAAGGGGCGTAAGCCATCTGGGCAGCAGAAAGTGTTAACTGCAATCCGCTTATCGTGACAGTGCAACTATTATCCGCGGAAAAAGCACCCTGTGGCCGAAACCAAACAGCAATCGCTGTATCGGCAGGTGCTAAAAACGTAAATACACCATTACCGCTAGTGTCAACTGCGCTAGAAATAAGGCTACCAAGGGCATCATCCAGCCAGGTGTAGGCGCGCATTTCCAGCGACTTTGCGTTATCCGCCGTCCACCCAAGACTTAGCGTGTATTGCGCACCGCTTATTGCATCAAAGACAATACCGCACTGCTGATAACGCTGACTAAAAACCAGTCTAAGCACACCGCACGTTGCGTCTTTTGATAGCACAGTAATACTATCTGTCGTTAACCTTTCATCCGGTAACTTTGTAATATCTATCAGATTCCGCCCATGCACCCGCACCGCATCTACTGGGGCATCAATCAGGACATTGTTTTCCTCGTTCCGCTGGCTCATGCCGCCCACCATCTTCAGCGCGGCGTAATCCATAGCCCCGCTGGGCACGGTGACGCTGCTTCCGGCTCCAGTGACAGTCTCGGTGTCGTAGATGATGCCTTTCGATTTTTTCCAAAGGTAATCCAGGCTCCGGGCGGTTCTTTCCGTCTCTGCCTTTAGGGTGGTGCTTTCGGTTTTCAGGGCGGTCACGTCCTGCTTGGCCGCTTCCAGCCCTGCGGTATTGGCTCTGATTTGCTCCCGGTCTGCCGCAATCCCCTGAGCCGCTTCCTCTGCCTTTGCCTGGGCAGTTTCCGCCCCGGTTTTGGCCTCTACTGCCTCCGTCTGGGCGGTTTCGGCTTCCTGGGCTGATTTCTCGGCGGCGGTTTTGGCCGTCTGCGCTTCCGTTCTGGCCGCCTCCGCCCCGGCTTGGGCTTGTTTTGCCCCAGCTTCCGCCGTCTCCGCCGCTGCGGCATTCTGGGCGGCTGCAAGTGCCGCCGCCTGGGCACTCTGGGCAGACTGTCCTGCCTGCCCGATGATGGCCTCCGCACTCCGGGCGGCTTCCGTGGCACTTGCCGCCGCATCCTTCGCCGCCTGAGCATCCTTGGCCACGGCCTGGGTGTAGGGCTTCAGCGGTTCGTCCGGCTCCGGGCCGGGTTCTGCCATAGATCGGGTGGTATTGGTCTGATAGGTAATAGATTTTGCCACAGCACCATTTTCGCCGAGCCACTGCAGCTCCGCCTGCCCCCGCCCGGGATAGGCCGTATCCAACCGGCTTACAATCCAATAGACCTTGTCTCCGTCTTCGGTGATTGGGACAAGGTACAGCTTCTGGTCGTCGGATCTCTGGTGTACCAGCTGCACAGCACCTTCTCCCCGCCGGATATTTGGCAGGACTACCCGTGTGACCAGCCCCTCGACCTGTTTTCCCAAATCGATGACCCCTGCCCTGGGCACCACATCATATGTCACGACATCAGTCATAACGTTCCTCCTTTTCCAGAATCAGACCGATAAACCCGATGGATAGCCCCACCAGTATAGGCAGGGCCAGAACCATCAGCCACAGCAGCTTAACCGCCGTTCTCATCCGCACCGCCGTACACGGTATTCACCAGGTCATCCAGCTCCATGTACTCCTCGTCGGTGATCCGGTTCCGGGCATAGAACACGTCCAGCTTCTTCCGTGCCGCCTCGGCGGTCTTGTAGAACTTCCGGCCAATCAGAATCTTCATGCTTTCGTACATAACAAATTTCCTCCAGTTATAAAAGTTTATGGATACGGCAAACATACCGTTACTCCCCTCCAATTTCCGATACGTCCTGGTTGTAGATGTCTTCCACCATAGCCGCCATAGCGTCCAGCAGCTCGGCATTCTGGGCACTCAGGCTCTCCACCTGCGCTTGTGCGTCCTCCAACGGGGTTAGCACTTCCGTGCCGTCTCGGTAGAACTTGCCATCCGCATAGGTGTCACCGATAGCAACCGGGCGGTCATCACAGTTAAGCCAAGTGGCCGTCTGTGGTGTATTGTCTGTACACCAGATGATGTTGGTCACAACGCCGTTATTGACAACTGCCATAGATTTTGCCATTTAAGCCACCTCCCGTGCGTTGCGGATAACGACAATGCCGGAACCGCCAGAGCCGCCAGCTTTATTATTGGCTGCACCACCGCCACCACCGCCCGTATTGGTTTCACCGGACGTTGCATTAGCCGCCGTATTGCCGCCAGAGCCACCGCCGCCTTCGCCGCCTTCGCCGCCTTTGGAAGATGAAATACAGCATCCACCACCACCGCCCGCATACAGTTTCCCACCAGATTCACTAAACTCTCTGGTAGTGGTGCCTTGGCCTTTTCCGGAGTCTCTGTGCGTTCCGTCCCTGTTGAATCCGTCTGAACCGTCCGAGCCACCTTTTCCGCCACTTCCGTTAGCGCTACTGGCTCCACCGCCCGAACCGCCATCGGAGCCAACGAAGGAGGCCGTACCATTTGCCTTCCCACCATTAGCGGATGCACCAAATGCGTTAGACGTGCCACCGGAGCTGCCAGCCTTGCTATTGCCTACGCCAGCTATGCCCCCGGCTCCAACCACGATTACATAAGCCGTTCCGACAGTAACCTTTACCGCTTTCAGGGTCTTAGTATATCCGCCGCCGCCAGCGGCTCGGCCCCCACCACTACCGCCGCCAACCAGGAACACATCAATTCCATTCTCCGCACCGTTAAGGTTGGTGAAAGTCAGCGTTCCGGAGGTCAGGAACCGGATTTTCCAGTTACCTTGAGATACGGTGATAGGTTGGTCATCGTCACTGACAATCTCAAAATCTCCGGTATAGGTGAAATCTGGGATGGTATTAAAAGAAATTGCTGCCTGGTAGTCCGCCTTGATCTCCACAGTCTTGCTGGCCGTGTCCGTGCTGTTGGTGATGGTGATTGTCCATGTGCCGGTTTCCAGCCCTTTGAACGCCACTGTGCCGGTTGTGGCTACCTTGGACGGCTTGGATTTGCCGTCCTTGCTCACCGTCACCGTGGCTCCCACAGGGGCGGTAATGGTCAGAGTAGATGAAGCACGTCCGCTTTTGCCTCCGAATCCGTATAAAGGAATCATCTCACCCATTACCGTACCTCCACTGTTGCGTAAATATCCACGTCCGGCTTCTCATTTAGGCAGGTGAATGTAAGCGTTTGCCCGTCACGCTCCGCATAGCTGACGCAAGAACAGGCTTCCAGCATGGCAAGCCGCTGCTCATTGGTTCCGGTGGGCTTTGCCGTTACAATGTGTTTGCGCTTATCAGTCAGGCCAAAGACAGTCACAGACTGCGTATAGGGCGCAATCTCGCTCCACCCGTTTTTAGATAGCGTGATGTCCGTTGCGTTCCCAACGCTGAAAAGCTGTTCTACCGTCATTTCTGTACCTTTCACCCGCACCCGATAAAGCGGAAGGTCTCTTGCCAAAGTGCCGTTGTCACTGACTTCTGCGTTGATATCATCGCCCATATACACCGGGTCTTTTGCACCGGCGGCGGTAATGGAAATTTCTCCGGTGAAATGCCTTGGCGTAACCGTGTCATACCCGTTGGCATCTCGCATCACCCGCAGGACGATTAAATCATTCCTGTATGTGCCCTCTGCCGCTGGCATAATGCTGAGCTTTTTCTCGGCACTCGATTTGATGAGATTTCCCTGCATAACGCACATCCCGCTTTTTACAGTAAATGCCATTCCGGGGTTCCCGGCAGTCAGCGTATAAGCAAACGCATCCCCACCCGGAATCACGAAATCACCGCAGTCATAGGCGTTTTCCAGAACCGTGCCGATCATTGCTTTGTGCGCATTCAACGCAGTGCCGGTTGCCTTGGCGTTTGCCGCCTTGTCCGCTTTTGTGAGCGTGGTATCCAGGATTCCTCTCAGCAGAGCGTCCACGTCAACCAGCTCATCCAGCGAAGGAATCAGGATATCGTTGATGTACTGCTTGATGAGTTTTCCCGCCTCGTCAAACTTCGCCTTGAACTGATCCGGTTCCAGGCCGTCATCCGCAAGCGGATAATCCCCCAGTTTGGAAATGATATTCAGATCAGCACTCAGTTTCTCAATTGCCATAGGTTACGCCCCCTCTCGATTTAATGCCCGCTGGACAGAGCCGTTTCCGCTTCCACCGTGCACCGGAATGTCCTCGGAGGTGGTTTCCGTGCTCATTCCTGTGCCCGCACTCTCTACAGGCATCGGGTTCGCCCGTGCCGCCCGGAAGTCGTTCAGCAGCTCTTGCTTCTTGGAAATGTACCCGTTGGGAAGCCGCTCCACATACTGCTCAGGGCTAATCAGTCCGTTCATAAGCAGATTGTCGAGGGTCTGCATGGAGGCCATTTCCGACCAATAGGAAGACGCTCCAACCTCCTGCTCGATGGAAATCTGCATTTCCCGCAGAGAAGAGAAGTCGAACGGAACCGTGAAATTCTGCTTCGGAAGCTCCATGCCGAGAGGCTGCTCTCCCACATCGTCCATGTCCATTGCCGCTTCCACCATGCGGGTTCCATACTTCACCGTCATGATATCGATCCAGATACGGCCTGCATCCTCAAGGCACTTGTAATCGTTCTGTTTTGTAAGCTCCATGGGCGTATTGGCTGCCCGCTGCAAGGCGATAATGGCAGAAGTGTTATCCGGTCTGGAATCGCCCATAGCCACGTCAGACGCACCCAAAAGGGAGTGGGTCTTGTCAAAAGACAGCTCGATAAACTGAGCAATCTGAGGGCTGATTGTTGCGCCATCAATGATTTTTGCAACGTTGTCAACGTTGCCGTTTACGCCCACAGAGGTTCCCACTCTGCCGTCCCAGTTCTTGATCCGGTTCCGGTCGTAGACGATCTTTGGGAAAGCGGTGGTCAGAAGAGAAATGCCCACCAGCGCAAACATCTTATTGATGAACTTCTGGTTTGCCAGCAGTCCCGTGACCATGGCCTGTCCGTGGTAGCAGTCCCGGATGTAGTCCCAGTTCAGCCACACCAGCGGATACAGGGTGTACTCCGTGTCGTAGGCATCCCGGATAATGCCCTTTTCCGTAGATTCAATGCACCAGATTGTGCCGGTATCCCGATTCCGGAAATAATAGGTCAGCACCGTGACCTTATCGTCCGTGTAGCTGTCATACTTATTCTGGAATTTCTCGGAATCTGCCTGAATCTCGTCCGGGTCTGCAATCTTGCAAAGCCCCTGCTCGTGGTTGGTCTCCACCTTGTAGCGCACATCCTCCACCAGCTCCCGCCGGGAAATGATGATGTAGGGCTGCCGCTGCACATCCCGGCAATTGGGATTTCCAAAATGCACCCGCAGATTGTCCACGATCTCAGCGACGATTTCGCCCTTCACGTCCTGCCCGTTCTCAATGGTCGGGTCGAAGTAGAAGTGCATACACCCGTCACCTGTCACCGCCGCATTGCGCAGGAACTCACGGTTCAGAGCCACAATGCGGTTCCGCTTGATGATGGAGGAAAACTGATTGCTCACAATCTCGCATACCCGCTCCAAGTCCTTCATGGTTGCCCTGGAAGTGGAGGGCATAGGAAGTGCCCGCAGGGTCAGGTTATCAGAGGTGATTGTGGAAACCTGGAAATTGATAACCCGCTTGAACATATTGTAAGTGGGGGTGGGCAGACCGTTTGCCTCAACTCCTTCCCACTGATTGCCGATGTAAAAATCTTCGTTGACCTTCACCTGGTCGTAAAGGCCGATCTGGTTGTTGAATCCATAGCATTTTTCAAAACGCTTTTGGATTTCCTCGTTGGTGGGGATTGCCTGTTTTCTTGCCATTACTCAGTCCTGCCCCCTTCTCTCGCCTTCTTCAGCTGGGCAATGGGGTCATAGTCAAAGATACTCGCAAGGCCGCTTGCAAAATCATTCACACGGGAGGCCGCTTTCTGGGCTTCCAGATAGTCAAGCTGCAAATCAGTGCAGACCTTTTGCAGCTCCTCCATTCGCTTTGCCAGCGCAAGCACACAATCCGCCGTGCTGGCAGTATCCTTTTTTACAGTATCAATTTCTAAGTTAAAATCATGTGTTCCGTTTACCAGCCTGGTATCCATGTCTGTCAGGAAGGTTTTCAGTTTGGAAACGGATTCCGTCACAGTGTCGAATTGACAATGCACGGAATCCAGGCTGGATTCCAGCAGACTGCACATAGCGGTAAACCTCTGGTCAATGCGCTTTTTCAGATGCAGGAACAGAGAGAAATCTACAACAGCGGTCAAAAGCGCAAACCCGCCGAGAATGAGAAGAGCAATATTCATTTGTACCTCCGTATCCGTTTCCGGGAGGGGGAAGCCCCTCCCGGTGTTGGTTTATCAGCCGGTGTAGTCCACGGAAGCCACGTCAGACCAGAACAGGCCGTCCTTTTCCGCATAGGCTCTCAGCTCGTCACCGGGGTTCAGGGTCAGCTTCGCACTGTACAGCTTCTTGTCCACGGAATACCGGGGGTCGGAGCCATCCAGGGTGTAGTAGATGCTGGGGGTTCCGGTCGTTGCGCAGGTAATGGTCGCTTCGTTCGTGGACATAGCGATCTGGGGAGTGGCAACAACCGTTCCGGGCAGACAGCCGCAGGCCACGCCAACGGCCTTGTGACCCAGGACAAAGGCATCGTACATCAGCCGGAACTCGATCAGATCACCGGACAGGCCGGGAGGATCAATGTGCACCTTGAAGTCGTTGATCTTCATGGGGCTGATGCAGCTGCCCTTGTGAATCATCATAAAGGGCACGTTTGCAGGCATCTTGCCGCTGGTGATGAACTTGGTGGGCATACCGTCCAGCTCACCCATAGTACCCTTGGGAAGTGTCTTGCTGCCCAGGTCGTTCAGCTTCACCCACTCGTCGGAAAGCTTCAGCGTGGTAGCGTACTTCCGTGCCACACGGAGCTGAATGCCGTTCTCAGGACAGCCAGCGTCTACCATCTTGGACTTCAAATCCATGATCTGCTGTAGGATGGTGCTCTTGCTCGGAGCAGCGGACAGTGCCTCATGAATACCGGCCTGCTTCGCCCACTTGTCCAGCCGGTACTTGTCCACGGTGGGAACAATCCGCTCCTGACGCTCGGCCTTCATGACCCGGCCTGCCTGGGGCTGGTTGAAGTTCTCCTTCTGGTTGCCCTTGTCGATGGACAGAGACAGGGACTTGTCCTGACCCATGGTGTAGGTGATCTCATGGTCGCCGACTTCGGTGGTCTTGCCGTACCGACTGCCGGTTCCCACTTCCTTTGCCCGGTTGTAATCCTGGAGGGGCTCAGACTTGACCGTCTTCACATGAACGGTCTTCACGCCGGAGAACTCCATATCCAGGTCATGGGTAAACAGGTCGTTGGTCTCGGATTCAATGTTGAACTTCTCAACAAAATCCTTTTTTACACTTTCGGGAAAATGAATCGTGTTTGCCATAAAAACTCCTTTCTAGCAAAAAAGAGCCGGAACAAACCCTTTCGGTTCGCTCTGGCTCTAAGCTCTGGCAAAATATTTGTTTTTAGTCGAAAGCCGCCAAGAAGTCATCAAACTGACCCTTGCTGCTCTTGCCGCCGGAATCCTGCTGACTGCCGGGAGAACTGCGGCGGTTCTTGGCATTCTTCTGCTCTGCGGCGAGTTTGCGCTCCAGTTCGGCGATCCTTTCCGCCTGCTGGCTGCGCTCCATCTTTCGGTAGGCCGCACTTAACGGCATACCTCCCTGAACATCCGGAAGCAGCTTATCAACCAGTTCATCGGTCAGCTCCACATCCGGGTATTCCTTGCGGAACTCCTCCACTTCCCGCTGCGCCCTGTTCTGGTCTTCGGATTCCTGCTTCTGCTCCTCGGCCTGCTTGGCCTTGGTAGCGGCAAGTTCCTTTTCCAGACTGGCGTTCTTCAGCTCCGCCCTGGCTGCGTCCTCAGAGCCGCCCTGGCTCTTTCGGAAGTTGACATACAGGTTTTCGGTCAGCTGGCTCAGATCGCCGCCGTCTTTTCCGGCAATCATCTGAAGCACGTCCAAAATAGCCTGCTGCTTGTCCAGTTTCCCTTGCAGGTCGGAAATGGTGCTCTCCCGCTCTTCCACCTGCCCCTTTACCCGGTCGTAGTCCGCCCCTTTCTGGGCAAGGGCGGTCATTTCCTCAAGGGAAACATTCCGTTCCTCCTTGTTGACCTTGAGGGTGTAGGTCTGGGCGGGTTCGCTGTCGGGCTTCTGGCTTCCCTCTGTTCCGTCTTTGCCGTTGCCTTTGTCTTCACCTTCCGGCTTCGGTTCCTCCCCGCTGGCCTGGCTGGGTTCGCCGCCGTCGGCATTGTCACTGGCAACCTCCGCTTCTTCGCCAACTTCCGCTTTCTCTTCGGTTTCGGTCTGGTTGCCGTCATCGGATGAAGCTTCCATAAAAGCGTCAAAGTTCATTTCTTCGTTCTCCATTGGTTGTACTCCTTTCGTTTCGGCTCTGGTAGGCCGTATATCTCAGCTCTGGTAGGCTGTAGATTATGTGTTAGCCCAGCATGTAGCTGCTGGAAACCCCGGTTCCGCACATGTAGCTGTAGTAGTCTACCGTGCTGTCGTCTTCTTCCTCGTCCGTCTCCGGTTCCTCGTTCCCGGCAGGGAGGGTGAAGGTCTGGGCAAAATACCGCAGAGCATCGGGGCCATGGGTGATTTCGTGGGGCTGCTTGGCTACGTCGTTCGGGTCTGTCTTGTCGTGCTGCAAGCATTTCAGGCTGTCGATCAGCGCACCGCAGGTGTCGAAGATGATAAGTCCCGGCTTCCCGTCCTCCCGGATTTTCAGCATTTCCTTCAAGGCGTACCAGCCCTGCTTCCGGTTATTGTCCGCCCGGTACAGAGCAAGGCCGCATTCCATGAAGGTGTTTGCCTGGGATTTGCCGTTTTCCCGGTTTCTTGCCCACAAATCCGGGGGCGCAATGGTGTAGTTTATCAGTTCATCGTGCCGGGTCAGCTCAAGCTGCATTCTTGCCGCCTCAGACACAATTTGGTCGGACATCTTGTACTGCCGGTAGACGTAGCACCGCCCGTTGGGGTCTTCCGCTACCCAGATGCAGAAATGGCAGTCCAGGCCGTAGTCCATGGAGCGGTACTTGTTCCACTTCTCCGGAATCGGGAAGGGCTTGCAGGTGTGAATCCCGTCCGTGAATTCCTCGAAGTAAACGCCGCTCAGAGCGTTCCAGTCACCGAACCGGTGCGCACGCCGCACGTCCTCCGGAAGCAAGTCCAGCTGCTCCACATAGTCCTTGTTGATGTTCTTGTTGTCATCCACCGTAGCGGGAATGAAAACGTAATCGTCCGGGTTCTCAGTTCCCCGGAAATCCCGGTCTACAAAAAGTCGTTTGACCCAAAAGTGGCCGACCGAACCTGGATTACAAGAAAGATAGATTCTCTTTGGGAACTCGTTGTCACCACGGACAATTGCCGCCAGACCTCGGAACTCGCTTTCTAGGAACTGTGTTGCCTCGTCAACGAAAAGCACGTCCCAATTATTTCCCTGAAATTTCCCTTCGACTGCCGCTCCGTAGTCCGGCATGTTGGAAAACTTGATTTTGCTTCCGTTTATCAGCGTCAGAAGGTGATCCGATTTATTGTAGGAATACACCGATTCCGGGAGCAGCTTCAAGGCAGGCTGGATAATGGGGTTCTCCAGCTGGTCATACTCTCGCCGGACAACAAGAATCTGGATTCCGGCGTAATTGAACGCAAGCAGCAGGAATTTTCGGATAATAGCCCAGGACTTGCCGCCGCCTCGTGCGCCGCCGTAGCAGGTGTACTTGCATGTGGAAAGGAAAAACTTCCACTGTGGTTCCGAGTTCGGAGCACCCAGGTCAACGATTATGCTGTTCTTTTCATCGTATTGTGCCCCTGCCGTCTTCCCCACCTCCTTGCAGACAAACAAAAAAAGAGCCAAAGCAAATGTCTTTTTCAGACATTGCCCTGGCTCTAAGCTCTGGCTTTGTAACTTATCAGAAACGCTTCCCGACACCTGTTGCAATACAGGGGGAAGTCTTTCAGCACCGTGGTAGGTGCTACCTTTGTGTTGGTCTTCTTTCCGCACTTCGGGCAGATCAGAAAACCGTTTTTATTGACTTCCATATTCCCCTCCCGTGTTTCAGTATTGGCGGAGCAGGCAGGACTTGAACCTACACACCGGAATCCACCGGTGAACGGATTAGCAATCCGCCGCAGTACCTGTTATGCTTACTGCTCCGTATGGGGCGGCGATCCAGAGGGGACTTTAACCCTGACCCTTGACCGATTTGGTGAAGCCTCGCTGTTCCAGCAGACCGCCGCCGTGTTGAGAGAAAGGAAACGCACCTTTGGCTGCCTGGGACAGCCTGGCGCCGATGGCTGGGGTCGAACCAGCACCCGCCGGGTTAACAGCCCGGTGCACCGCCTGTTGTGCTACATCGGCATATTTTCTTCTGTGCGGGATTTCAAATTCTCTTTTTTGATTTTTTTCAGGAGCCGGTTTCTATACACCCCCACCCCTTTTTCCGATACCCCCCTACGCTTCTTTTTTCTCGTTGCCGCTTATATAGTATTATTAATTATATATATATATATAAATACTTACTCTGTATAAGTAGATAGTAGATAATAACGTAGAAAGTATATTAACTGAGTAATATACCAAGTAATTACTTTTGAGTAGTATCCTACTTTCTGAGTAGTAATTACTTGTACTAATCACACCGAAGTTTTGAAAAAGCGGAGACCGGAGGGGGTCTTGGGGGTTCAAATCGTGCCCATGCGATATATATCTATACATACATAAGCGCATCCGCCCGTTTTTCCGCTTCCCCGGGGGGTGGGTATTGATTATCAAGCCCCTATCAATGCACCACGCAAAAAAATCTGAGCCGCCCTTATAGGCCAGCACCACCAGGCCAGGCCATACCATAATAGCCCCGTGCTGTCCGTCACCCGTGGAATTATGGGCAATCCTTAACCTTATCCGTCATAATGCCCAACAGATACCCAAAAACCCCGGAATAAACGCAACAAATATCTTATTTTGTTGCGTTCGCGGCTGATTGCTACTTGATGGCGTCAATATACCGCCCGTCCCCGTTGCCAAACAGCACCACGATAGGCGGCACGGCCTGCGCCTGCCCTGGCGGAGTAAAATAGTCCGTCTGTGCCTCCTTGGCCGCTATGGTGGCCTGGTTGCGCCCCGTTGCCAGCGTCAGGGCGGCCACCTGCGTCCGCATCCTGTCCAGCAGCACCGCCCGCCCGCTGTATGCGTTGCTGCTACTCTTGCCCCGCTGGTAGCACTCCCGCACCTCTGGCACGGAGTACCCTATATAGGCGCACCACATCGGCCACGTTACAATCCCGTGTGACCCGTCCGCGTAGTCGCGGAGGAATGTATCAACCTTGTCCTTGAGTTCCTTCTCCGTCATGCAAAACGCAATTGCGTACCCGCTATTTGCGTTGCCAGCCATGGAAAACACCCCCAAAATCAGAACATTTCCGTCTAAAATGAATGGTAGCAAAGAATTCCCCCGATGTCAAGTGGGCTTGACAAAAAAATATACCGGCCTGTGACCATGCCTGCCGGTGCTGTGGTGTGCTGTCCTGCCCTGTGGGGCTTGCATGTCGTGCCGTATATGCCCCTGTGGGGCTGCTGGTTGACCTGTGCGGACTATATATTGTATAGGCAATGTTTGACCATTTGGGCGGCATTTGCGCCGGTCTGGCGGCCGCCCTGCGCCCCCTGGAAAAATAATTTTTGAAAATGTAAAATTAGGGCTTGACAAATGGGATATCCCATGATATAGTGGAGCCATCCCAAGGGAAAGGAGGAAAAACAAAATGACCATGCAGGAAGCATCCCGCATTATCTTAGGATTGCGCGCCGCTGGATGGACGGAGAAGGAAATCAATGATTTCATCCTCTGGATCGAAAGCGGAGATCCGCAATTCCGCCCCAAGTGCACTAAATCTGACGGGGAGTAAAAAAGGTCGGGCCGGTTTTCCCGGCCCCGCCATAAAGGAGTGAAAAGATGCCGGACAGTCAAGCAAAATCGTCCTGGGAAAAAGAAAATGTTCTAAAAGTCCTCGTAAAGGTCAATAGAAACCAGAACCCGCAATTATTTGATTTGCTGCAAAAAGCTGATAGTAAATCAGGTTTAGCCCGCGAACTTATGAATAGAGCAGTCAGCCAAAAATAGGGGGGAAACAAAATGGAAACATACACGGTACATTTCAAATCGTCCAAATATGGGCTAGACGAGCAAATAAACCAGCTCGATTTTTTATCGGATTCCGATAGGGACGACTACATCGAAAAAATAGCTGACGAGATTTCCCGGCTCGGGTTAACCTGGGTTCCGGAATTTTCTGAGGTCATAGGGCCGATCGACCTGGATGCAGGCATGGATGACGAAGAATTTGCCGAGTGGTTTGACGCAACGTGTGAAAAGCTGTGGGAAAAATACTGCGAACGGATTTAATTCCGGAAACCCTGAAAATAGAATAAAAAATGCCCCCAGACCTTCCGGCCTGGGGGGAATAAAAAAATTTGGAAAAAGCAAAATTAGGGCTTGACAATACAGAAACGGTATGCTATAACATAGTCAAGCAAGGGCGGCGGCCAACTCCGAAAGGAGGGAACGCCCATGAGCGTACAGGAAACCATAGCGTTACTTATGCTTGTGATTGCGGCTATCTCTCTGGGAATCCAGATAAAGAAATAACCGCCCCCCACCCCTAGCGAGAAGCGGCTATTCACCTAGCACTGTTGGCCGAACTTCTCCGCAGGAACCGGGGAAGCCGTCCTTGCCCACTATAATATCATGAGTGGGGGGCGATGTCAATAGGGAAGACGAGTTCCGAAGTTAAAACCCGCTGGGAATCAAAGACCTACAAAAAGTACCTTGTGCGTCTCCGTGCCGACGAGGACAAGGAACTGATAGAGTTCATCGAGCAGAACAAGGACACCTACGGAACAACAGAAATTTTCCGCGCCGGACTTGAGAAAGTAAAAAACGAGGGTCTGAAATGACCCTCGATCATAATAGCATACCGTTTCGGTATTCACAAATAACAAGGAGGAACGCACCATATAAAAACCGTGTGGGCGTTCTAGTGCCCACACGGTTTTTTCCCCTTCCTCGGCTCCCCGCCGCTTGCGCAGCGTGTCTAGTATGTACTGCTGGACGCTTTGGCCTGCGTCCGCCGCCGCCTGGCGTATCTGCTGGCCTTCTTCTTTGGTCGGGCGGATCATAATATTGTCCCGCCCCTTGTTATACTTGACGCTTGCCCTGGTGTGTGCTTCCGTCACTGCCATACTATCACATCCTTCCAATGCTATAATATCATGTGGTGTTCTAACCGTCAACGTACAAAATTCACATAATATAACCGTTAACATTGTGCAACATTGCCACTAGACAGTGTCGGTTAACGGTGCTATGATATAGGCACAAAGCAAAACACCGAACACAATAGATTTGGAGGATCACACCATGAAATACTTTACCACTTGCACCACCCTGGACGAACTGAAAAAGGAATACCGCCGCCTGGCAATGGCCAACCACCCCGACCGGGGCGGCGACGAGGCCACCATGAAGGCCATCAATGCCGAGTATGCTTCCCGCTTCGAGGTGCTGAAAAGCCAGCACAACACCACCGCCGACGCCTGCCGCAAAACCACGGAAGCCCCGGAAGAGTTTATTTCCATCATTAACGCCCTTCTCAAGGTTCCCGGCCTGGTGGTGGAGCTGTGCGGTTCCTGGCTTTGGATTTCCGGCGATACCCGCCCCAACCGGGAGGCGCTGAAAGCCGCCGGTTGCCGGTGGAGCAGCGGAAAGAAAATGTGGTATTGGCGGCACCAGGAGGACGACGCACATTGGAGCCGCGGCAAGAAGTCCATGGATCAAATCCGCAAAACCTACGGTTCCCAGGTTTTCGCCGCTGCCGGTCAGGCCGCAGCTCTGGAGGCCTAAGCGGGGCGCAAGCCCCGCCCCTTTGAAAGGAGCCAGCCATGACAACTGATTACAAGTCCCTGTTTGATCGCTGCGGCTACCGGCATGAAGACGCGGACATCCGTTTTTCTATTTTCCTCCGCGCCCCGGAAGTCCTGACTACCCCGGAATCAATTACCAACTATGACCAATCCGCCGCCCGCGAGATCGCCCGGCTGGAAACCGTAGTCCAGGCCTTGAAGGGCTACCGTGCCGCCCTGGCCGCCCGCTTTGGGCAGCTGGAGACCATGGCATATACCCGCCTTTTGAAGCTGGAACGCCGCCCATCCTGGCGCGGAAACATTGCGTATATTATCACCATAACCCGGACATTCTCCGATGGTACAAAGAAGGAGGATTCCCGGGAGGTTTTCCCCGGGAAGGAGCGGTGCAAAGCAATCGCCCGCTATAAGGCCATATTAAAGCAATACCCCGGCATTCCGGCAGAAATGGACATTGAAAAAAGAAGTTGGGAAAAATGAGAAAAGCCCCGCCCCATTGAAAGGAGATAACAATGTATCAGATCATCACCTACGACAGCGAGCTAGGCGCAGACGAGCACCACCGGGAACATTCCCGCCGCCGGGAAGCGATTTCCGCCGCAAAGCGCAGCTTGTACGTTACCGCGAACACCTGCGGAACTGCGGAAGGGGCGATTGTCTACGACCTTCGCCGCCGGAAGATAACGGATATCTTCGGCTATTTCCCGGAAAGATACCGCCCCACGGAAGCATAAAGCAATAGCCGCCCCCATTTCGGGGGCGGCTTTTCCTATTGCTGATCTTCCCACCAGTCCACAACGTCAAGCTTCCCGCCGTACAGCTTATACAGCTTTTTCGCCATGTCCGCGCCGTAAATCTCCGCCAGTGCCGCCCGCTGCTTTTTGGCCTTGCCCTTTCCGTAGCCGCTGAAGCTCTGGTAGATTTCATAGGCCTGGGCATACTGCGCCGGGGTCATTCCCAGTTCTTTCCGGGCGTAGTCATATTTCAGTTCCGTTTTGTCGGATTTCGGCTTGTCCGGGTCATAGTCCGGCATGTAGGCCTTCATCAGCTTGTCCATTGCGCTTTCGCTGATACTTGCGCTGGTGATCGCCCGGTATTTTGCGCTGTTTCCCGTGCCGTCGGCGTGCTTCACCGCGTCCAGGACTTTCAGATAGGCCGTGGTGCTGACCCCGGCCTCCCGTGCCTCCAGATACTTTGCCGTATCGCCGGTAACGTTTTCCCTGTACGCCGCTTTCTGGCTGTCCGTCATTTTGCTATAGGTGTCGTATGCGCTTTCCAGCGTTTCTTTCGCCGGCTTTTCGTCATAGCCGTAGTCCCATACCTTTTGCATGTCGCTGATGCCGCTTGCCATCTGCTTTGTAACAACGTCCATGACCGCCTCTTTCCCGATTTCCTCGGCGGTTCCGGTTTTCACCTCCTTGTAGTCCGTCACCGCCGCCCGGGCGTAGTCCGCCGCGTATCCCTTGACGGTTTTTAAGGCTTCCGCTTTCAGGTCGTCCGTCAATTTCTGGTAGTCCGGATTTTTCATCAGGGCACTGTAGTATTCCGATACCTTCCCGCCGTACTCCCTTTGGTAGGTTTCCCGCTGTGCTCCGTCCAGCTCCACCGTCTCCCCGGCGGCGTTGTTTACCTTCATGGGGGCTTGCCGTTCCGGGTAGATTTCTTTGTCGTACTCGCCGCCGGTAGCCTCAGACAGTGCGCCCAAAGATTCCGTGATTGCGTTCGGCTGGTAGATTTGGCTGTTTGTCGTGTCAAACAGGTTGGCGTATATGCCGCCCCGCTTCTGTTCCTCGCCCAGGCCGGAAATTTTTTTCGGCAAATCCTGTGCGCCGCCGGGAACGTTGGTCAGGAAAGCGTTTTTCGCGTATTCCGCCGCCGTCTGGCCTCTGGTGTCCCGGTAGTATCCGTCGGCGGCTTTCGCCCCCTGCTTGACGATCTGGGGGATAAAGCTGGATGCCGTTTCCCCGGCGTATTTTGCCGCCGCGCCCAGTGCCGCTTCCGTGTCGTCCTTCTCCACCGCTTCGCTGATGTCGGAAACCATGTCCGTGATATTTTGCAGTCCCGTCACCATGGGGCTGTCCATAAACGCCCGGAAAACCGATTTCGCCGTTGCGCCCGGAAGGGCTTTCAGCATTCCCTGAATATCGTCCTCCTGCGCCAATTCCGCACCCAGATACATGTGGGTGTTGAACGGTTCCAGACTGTCCAGGCTGCTGATTACGTCTCCCGCCTGCCACTTGGTATCCCCGCCGGTGCTTTCCCTGGCTGCCGCCGACCAGTTGATCTGTGCCCCGCTCAGGCCGTCCGCCTGTTCCAGTGCCTTCTTGTTTTTGTCGTCGGCATTGGATACCCGGATAATTCCCTTTGCCGCCAGTGCCGTAAAGCCGCCAATCATGGCAAGGCCGGTCACGCCCCGGCCAAAGTCGGAGGCAACCTGCCGCTGCCGGTTCACGTCGATGGACTTTCCCTGCTTTGCGTCGTGGATCAGGGAAGCCAGCTCGCCCAGGCTTTTCATTACGCCGGTGCTGTAGTCCACGCCGGTCTGGGTTACGTTCATGGTCGTTCCCACAAAGGGCATGGCCGAATCTGCCGCAAATTCTCCGACCGCTCCCAGTGCTCCGTCTCCGGATAAGCCTTTCTTTACCTTCTTGCCGTACCGGGCAAGGGCAGAACCGTGTTCTTTTGTGTCCCCGTACTTGTCCGTTGCTTCCCAGGTTGCGTCCTTGAACGTCCGCCGGTTGGCCGTGAACTCGGAAAGCCGGTCGATGTCCTCATCTCCCAGGCCGGAGTTTCTAAGCCCCTCCAGGCTTTCCGCCACCGCCGCGTTGCTGCCGCCCTCGAATACCTTGTCCGTTACCTCCAGGGCGTAGTTCATGTACTTCTGATAGCCGTACAGAAGCCGCATTCCCAGGTTGCCCGTGGAGCGGAACGTTTTTCCGCCGTACTTTAACCTGTTCCCATCAGAAACGGCGGAATAGGAAGCGTCCACGTCTGTTTCAATGGGGATATTCAGCTCTACGCATAGGGAAGCGAAGTCCGCCGCGCTTTTCGCTCCGTCGATGTAGGCTTTCGTGTGGGTGAAATCGTTTCCGGTCGTCCGTTTCCCGGTGAATTTGGAAATCAGCATGTCCATAGCCTGTCCGCCCAGGCTGTCGCTTGCCGAATCCAAAAGCCCCGTCGTTGCGTTTCCGCCGATATTCCGTCCAAAGCTTCTGAAACTGGTCAGGATGTTCTGTTTCCGGATTCCCATCATCACTTCTCTGTCCGTCCGCCGCCGGAAATCGTCCGGCATGGAGGCAATCTGGGTGTTGGCAATCTTCTTCAGGTCGTCAAAGTCCAGCTTTTTCAGGATTCTCCGGGCGTTCCCGGTCAGCTTGTCCGAGCTTCCGAACCACCCGGTGGTCTTTCTGGCCTGGGCGATCTGTGTAATCACCTTCTGCATTCCCGCCGTGTCTCCGTCCTCCACAGATTCCACAGCGATGGCAAGCCTTGTGATGCCCATGGAAACGTCCTTTCGCCAATCCTCAAAGCTCTTTCCGCTCTTTTCGGCGTTGTAGGTGGTCATTTCCTTGTTCAGCTTTGACAGTCCCTTGATGGCCGTCTCGCAGGCCGTTTCCGGGTCTGCCGCGTCCTTCATCGTCCCGCCGATGTTGAACGCCTGGATCACCTGTCCTGCCTCCGTTGCCGTTTTCGCTTTATGCAGATTCAGGTCAACGTATTGGTCTACGTCTCCGTTCCGGAAAAACTCTTTCGTGGCAAGGGCGGTTGTGGCTACGTCCGTAGCGGTCAGATTCTCTTTCTTCATCAGATAATCATATTCCGCTTCCAGCCGTTCCGGGGTGCTGGTTCTCTCCCTGGCCACGTCCATCACGTCCATGTTCCGCAGCTGCTGATAGTCTCCCGCCTTCGGGTCTACGGCAAGGGTGCCTTTGTAGCTTTCCCGGATGTCGTTGTCCGTTCCTCTCAGGCCGCTGTTGGTGAAGCTCTTGGACTTCATCGTCTTGCCCTGTGCGCTTGCCTGTGCGCCGGGAACATAGCCGCCCGGTGTCTGTGCCTGTCCGTTCGTTTCTGCCCTCTGCGCCCCTCCCTGGGCTTCCTGGGGCATTTCCTGGGGTGCGGCCTGTTGCTGTACCGGCTGTGCGTTCTGGACTTCCGGCTGTGCCGGTGTGGCCTGCTGCATCAGGGAATCCCGATAGGCCATGGCCTTGTCGTAATCGTCCTTCCCATAGGTTGGCAGGGCGTCCAGCTGTGCGTCTGTATACTTTGGGTAGGTTCCCATTTTATCCACAACGGTATCCGCGCTGTCCCCGTTGTGCTTCATCACATAGATGTACGGGGTTCCCTTGTCCGGTGTCCAGCCCTCGTTCGCGTATTCCGGGTTGAATTCCACTCTTGCCACAGGCTCAAAGCCATACTTGGCATACAGATTCACAAGGCCTTCCCCGTAGCAGTCCAGCCTATCACCGCCCTGCTCAATGGCAATGGGCATCATGGTGTCAAGGGCTTTCTTCGGGCCTCCGTCCTTGTTCTTGAAAACGCCGACAATATCACCGTCCGGGGAAACGCCAACGCCGACCGTTCCGTTTTCATCCGTAAACGTCCGGACATTCCCGTCCTTAAGCTCCTTGGCAGACTTCGGTGTCACGCACCAGCCGTTTTGCGGGTCGGAATTTCGCCCCGCTGTCAATGCCTGCTCATACTTCCCCGGTTCTGTGGTCGTATCCTTTACCGGATATGTGGGAGTTCCCTTTTTCTGCTGTGCTTCTGTCAGTGCGTCGCTTACGCGAAGCTCTCCAGGAACTCGTAGGTCATCCGGAGTATTGCTTCCTCCGGGTTTTCCTTGTACGCTTCCCGGAACCACTTCGGTTCCCGATTCCATTGTTCCGGGTGCTTGTCCAGATACTTGCAGTGTTCTGTCTGTTGATCCAGGAATCCGCCCGGCTTCATTTCCTCTGGGTAGTCCCTCTCCATCAGTTCCTTGTAATTGGTCTGCTCCTGCATTGTTCATTCCTCCCACTTTATTGTTGTTATCGTACACCTTGGGTGTCCCGTTGTCAACCGGTGTTTCCGTCTCCATCCCAAGTGCCATCCGTGCCCGCCGTTCCATTTCCGTGTCCGTCTTCGGTGCTTCCGGCTGGCTCTCCGGGGTCTGGCTTTCCTGGTTCATCACCCGGTCAAAGGCCTGGTCAAATTCCGCTTCGGATTCTGCCATTAAGGCCTGCGCCCCCTTCGGCTGCTCCTGGCCTGCCAGTGCTCTTGCCATCTGCTCCCCGTCAAGCGGGGCGGCCTTTTCGCTGTCCGGGGCTTCTGCCGCCGCCTGGGCGGGCTGTTCCTGGGGGTTCTGTGCGGCGGCTTCCGGAACGTCTGCGTTTTCTCCCCGGTTGGCAAGCTTGTATTTGGTCGTGGCAACCAGGCTGTTGAAGCCTCCGGCAAGCCCGGAGACGATCATGGAGTAAAGGATGTCGTTCACCGTTCCCCTGTCCACCGTTGCCTGGGCTTCCTCCAGGCTCATGTCCGGGTTCATGGTCATCATCTGGGCAACTTCCAGATTCCGCTCGCTCTTGTCTTTCATGATTGCCGCATCCGAAAACAGGCTCGCCAGCTGGGAGGCCGCTTCCTGCCCGCCCTCAATGCCCATGCTCCGCAGGAAGTTCAGAATGTATCCCGCGCCGCCCTTCGCCGTGGAAATGCTGATTAGATTGTCCAGAGGGATTTTCTCCGTCAGTGCGTCCACCGCTGCGCTTGCGGTGGCGTATAGCAAGGCCTGGTCAGCGCTTGCTCCCCGGTTCGCCGCCGACTGCATGGCACTTCCGAAGTTGTTTGCGCCCGCAATGCCTGCGCCAAGCCAGGAGCCGCCGCCGGTGACTGCGCCCAGAGCGATCCGTGCCCCGGTGTCCGCCATGCCCATTCCCACATCGTAGGCTCCCCCGGCAATTGCCCGCAGGGGGTCGCTCCCGTCTCCGACGATGTTCTGCTTTACCTCGCCTCTCGCCGCTCCGGACATGCTTTGCAGCAGATTTGCCTCGCTGTTCGGGTCAAGTCCGGTGTAGTGTCCTTCGCCGTTTATCTTCTGGTCAATGGCCTGTCCCAGGTTTCCCACCGTGGAGGCCACGCCGCTGACCAGGTTCGCCGGGACTGTGACCGCGCTGGCGGCAAACGGGTGAGCGTCGGCAGCGTCCCGTGCCCACTGCTGCTCCTGCTCCATGTGTGCGGCGTTCTTGTCCCGGATGACCGTTTCCGCAAGGTTCCCCAGCTCATCGGCGTTCATGTGCTGGTTCTCGGCGAACCACTGCTCGATTTCCGATCCGCTCTCCCGCCGTGGCCCCGTTGCCCGGTCTTTCTGTTTGGCGTATTCCGTCAGCTTCTCCCGACCCTCGTCGGAAAGGCCGCCGATGATGGCTCTGTCCGATTCCGCCGTGGCCTGGTTCTGCTCCTGCTCCGCCTGAGAGACCGCCGCTTCCTTTTCCTTCCGGCCTTCCTCGTGGGCTTTCCGGGCGTTTGCGTCCGTCCAGTCGTATTCCTGGTTGTCGTAGTCCTCCAGCTCCTGCTTTTTCTGCTGGGTGTTCCGTCTGGCCGCCACGATCCTCCGGGTGGTGTCCGAATAAGCGTCCTTCTTCGGGGCGTTGCTCCCCCGGTTCCAGAGCCGGTCAGCCGCCGTCACCGCGTTCGGGCTGTCCACCGTCTTCCCGGTTTTCAGCTGGTACTGCTTGATGGCGTTCTTGTATTCCTGCCGGGCTTTCTCCTGGGTCTTTTCCCGGTCAGCCCGGTAGGCCTCGATTGCCTCCGCCTTGCTGTTTACGCCCGTGACGGTTGCCGTGCCCTCCGGCCTGTCCGCCGGGTCTTGGGTCGGGTCAGGCCGGTTGTAGGTCACTGTGGCCTTTTTCTTTTTCTTCTCTTCGTCGCTGCTCTTCCTGCCGCTGGACAAATCCCGTCCGTCGCTCAGGGTATTTTTTGTCAGGTCTACAGGCCTGTTTCTCCATGCGCTCTGGTTTCCTGCCATACCGCATCACCTCACATAATGTCTTTCTCGCTTACGCTGTAGCCGCCGCCGTCGTTCTTCTTGCCCAGCTTTCCCTTCTTCTGCTGATCCCGCAGGAATCGCTGCCAGCTCTTGCTCGTTCCGGGGCTGCCGTGGGCGTTCAGCTTCCCGATCTGTTCGTCCGTCAGGCCGTAGAGCTTGCCCAGCATGGTGTAGTCCCGCTTTTTCTTGGCCAGATCATTCCCCACAAACTGCTGCAAATCCACAAGCTTCTGCTGCTCCTTGCTGGCCGCGTCGAACAGTGCCTTGTTCCGCTCCGAGTTCACGCCTTCCAGGCTGTCGGCAATTCCCTTGCCGTAGTCTGCCCTCGCCTGTACTCCGGCCATGCCGCTTGTGGCATCCGCCGCCGCCTGTACCCCTCTCAGCTCCGTGAGCTTCTGCTGCAAGGCAGCGTCCCTGGCAAGAGCCGCCTGCGCCGCAGTGCCGCTTCCCTGGCCGTAGGCTCCCTGTACCTCCTGATAGTTCATCGCGTTTCGCAGGGCGTCCACATAAGCCCCCGTCAGGCTCCCGTCCGTCTGCTGCTGCTGTGCCCGCCGCTGAGCCTCCAGGTCGGAAAGCGCCTTTGCGTACTGGCTCTGTGCCGCCGCCTCCGCCGCCTGCTGCTTCGCGTCGTAAATCTGATTCACGGCTCCCTCGTTTTGCAGCACCTCCGCCCAGCTGTCGCCGGCGGTGTCCCGCTTGGGCAGCTCCCCGTTGGCCAGGGCATCCATGGCTGACCGGTCTCCCTTGCCGGAAAGCAGCGTTGCCCCCTGCTTCCGCAGTTCCAGCAGTTGGTTTTCCTCCGCCTTTGCAGCGTCATACAGGGCTTGGGCTTTCTCCATGTCGTTGTTGGCCTGGGCTTGCTTGATGGCGGAGGCGTACTGCTCCCCCAGCAGCTTTCTCTGCCGCTCGATCTCATAGTCGGCGTTGGCCTGCTTGCCTTCCAGGGCGTTCATGTCCGTCCTGCGCTGCCCCCACTGGGAAAGTGCCGCCTGCTGTCCCGCCCCTTGGCTCATCGTCCGGGTCTGGAAGTTCTTTCCCATCTGGTTTGCCTCCACCCTGGTTCTGGCCAGGTGGGTCTGGGTCTGCTGCTGCACCTGCTGCTTTGCGCTGTCCAGGGCGGCGTTGTTCTGTGTCAGGTTCCCGGTCAGCATGTCCTTCTGCGCCGTGCCGGAATCTCCGTAAAGCTTGTTGATGTACTTGTCCTCGTTCAGGGCAGAGGTTGCCGCCGTATCCTTGATTGTGGGCATAGTCCCGCCTCCTTAAAACGTCCCGTAGGGCAGCGGAATCGGCTCAAAGGAGCCGTCCGCATTGTTCCGCATGTCGTTCAGTGCCTCCCGGTACTGGTTCATGAACCAGGCCGATAGAGTATCATTCTCCGCGCTTAATAGCTCCGCAGCCAGGTAGGGCGGCAGCAGCGACATGGCCAGCCCATCGTCCAGCCGGATAGCCTGGGTAAAATTCGGGTTCTTGAAATTCAGGTTGCTCAGCAGCGGAATGTCGTCCTCGTCCTCTTCTTCCAGCCGGGAATACTTGGCGATTCTCGGAATCACCGTGTTCAGAATGGAGATTGTCCGGTACTTGTATTCCCCGGTGTCCACCGTCATTGTGGAGCCGTCCGTCTCCCGCTGCTCGTCCATCAGATGAATTGCCATGTCAAACACTTCTTGTACCGTTACCATGTGGCTTTCCTCCTTACTTTGCCATGGAAGCGTACCGGATTTGCTGGTCAAAGCCCAGCACCGTTCCCACCGCTCCCGGTTCCGTGATCTTGATAATAACCTTGTAATAGATGAATTTCTTCACCTTCAGCCGTACCCGGTGAATGCTCGGCCGGTTGTTTGTTGCGAACGTCCAGGTCCGGAAGTTCGTGTTCAGCCAGTCAAAAACGGAGATTTCCGTTTCCTTGTCCAGGTAGTCCCCCCGCCGGTCGGTTTCGGCGGTCACTGTCACCTTTGTACTGGCCTGGGGCAGGATGGAGAAGTACAGATAGCTGCTGTATTTCCGCCGGAAGTCCGCCCCAAAGCTCATGTTTCCGGATACCCAGATCGCCGGGATTGCCGCCGAACCCTCTTTCGGCAGTGCGTCCATGTGTGCGTACCGGCTCAGGGTGAAGGCCTCCGTGTCCGTGAAAAATACCAGCTTTTTTCCGAAGCTCACGCACCGTGTCACGTTCCGGAAAACCTCTCCCCGGTACAGAAGCCACAGACCGCCGTCCTTCCCCAGCTCATACCGGTTCACCGCCACCGTGCCCTGAGCATCGTTCAGGAAGACGTAGTAGGTCTTTTCCACGCCGTCATCGAAAGTCACTGCCTTTCTCAGGTCAGCGTCCTGCATGGTTCTTCCGATGGCATCCGATACCAGCACCGCGTACCGCTCATCTCTGGCAAAGCTGGCCTTCAGCCGCCACTCATACACCCCACCCTTGTTCAGCGTCCGGGGGTAGTTGTTCACCGTCTGCACCTGCCCCACCGCGTCGCAGCCGAAGGTGTCGTTCACAGACCGCAGGTAGAAGCCCGCCGTGGTGGTTCCGTCCGTCAGCGTCACCGGCTCGTAGGAGATGCAGAAGGTCTCATCCTGCTTGAACACCAGAAGTTTCGAGTAGTGCCGCCGCAGTCCCGTAATTTCCGAAGCGGAAATATCCACGCTCACCTCGTTCAGCGCCGGGAAGTACATAGCCGTGGTCTCTCCGTTCAGGGTGGGGCTTGTGTAGTAGCATAGGTTCGTCCCGTTCCCGGCGGCAAACAGTCTTGTGTCCGTGGAGCCGTTGTAGCTTTCATGCAGGCGGCAGCGGATGATCTGCATCCGCGCCGTTTCCGCCGCTTCCGCGTCAATGCCATAGGTGATCTCTACGTTCCCCACGCCCTTTACCGATGCGGACGTGAAGGTGAAGGTCTGGCTCTCCGGGTCAAAGCTGCCCATGGTGCCGGGCACATGGCTCTCCCCGTCCACGCCGATGAGCGTTACCTCCGCCGCCTCCGGAGGAAGCACAAACCCCGTGCTCTCCCCGTCCGCGCTGTAGGTGATTTTCCGGTACCGGGACAGAAGGTTGATCCGCTCCATGCTGGTTCCGCCGCCCGCCGGGGAGGCTCCCGCAAGCACCGTGGGAATGTAGGCCTCCGCTTCCGTGAATTTCTTCCCGCCGTATACCAGGCACTTCCCGGCGCTGAAAAGGTAGATGTCCCCTCCGAAGTCGAAGATGCTCACATAGCTGTTTTCTTTCGCTGTCAGCCCCAGTGCGCCGCTCTGCGCCCTTTTTGCCGTATTCCCGGATACATCCTCTTCAATGCAGGTTATCCGGTCTGTACCTCCCTGGAAGTCGCACACGATAAGCAGATTCTTCCCGCCTACGGAACCAGACCAGACCCCCAGAATGTCCCCGAAGCTGTCAAAGCGCACCGCCCCAGGCCGAAGCCGCAGGTTGTAGTCGTCCGTGATGTAAAAGTTTTCCATTTTGCTTGCCGTGCCCATTTCCAGCTCCGTGTCTCCGTCCCCGCTTTCCCGCAGCCCCAGAAACCGGTCAACCGTAAACATTTTCATGTCCGAGCTCATTGTCTTCCTCCTCCCGGTAGTCAAAGATATAGATTTCCGCCCGTGGGTTCTCCTTGTCGTAGAGTACCCGGCTCCCGTCCCGGCTCCGGATGATCTTCCGGTCATCGTCCCGGAGAATCCCCTCCTTCACCAGAATGTCGTCCAGTGCTTCATACAAATTCAGGTCGTCCTTCCTGTGCCAGGTTCCGGTGTACAGCCGGTATACCAGCCGCACCTGACCGGCAATGGGGCTTTCCGGCTTCGGGTGGAGATACTGCGCCGCCTGGAAGGCGTATTCCGTGGTGGTCTTTCCGTTTTTTACAAACTGCCTGGCGTACTTTCCGCACACCGGGCATCGCTTCCCGCAGCCCACGATCCGGTGACTGTTTTTCTTTGTCCGTGGATCAAGCGGAATGACGTACTTCTGCAAAAGCAATCCCTGTTTCCCCCTTTGTATCAAAAAAAGAGCCAGTGCTGCCCATTGGCAAGCACTGGCTCTAAGCTCTCGCTTTTTGCTTATTGTAGCAAACAAATTCCCGGAAAGCTAGGAAATATCCGAACTTTCTTTCCGCTTAACCTTTCGTTTCCGGGTCTCCCGCCGCACCGTGCACCCCTTTCCCGGCTCGCATGGTCTGCGCTTTCCGGTTATCAGGAAATAGTCGCACGTTGCGCTCTGATCGTAGCATCCTTCCAGGTAGATACACCCATTGCACGGGTGCTTTGGCAAATTTCGCTTCATGCTGGCACCTCAGAAGGGCAGCTTCTCGTCGTTGTCTTCCAGCATGGGGAAGTTGTTTCCCGGCTCCGGCGGCATGTATGGCGGCTGATATGTGCCTTGGCTCTGCGCCTGGCTCCCGCCGCCCTGTCCGTCGGTGTCCTGCTTGCTCCCGCCGAAGTAGCAGTGATCCGCTACCACCTCCGCCGCCGTCCGCTTGTTGCCGTCCTTGTCCGTGTAGCTCCGGATTTGAAGCCGCCCGGACACGGCGATCAGCTTGCCCTTGGTGAAGTATTTGGAAACAAACTCTCCCGTCTGCCGCCAGGCAACACAGTTGATAAAATCCGCTTCCTTCTGGCCGTCGCTGGAAAAGTCCCGGTCAACCGCCACACAGAAGCTTGACACGGCAATGCCGTTCCCCGTCCGCCGCAGCTCCGGGTCACGCACCAGCCGCCCCATAATCGCAATATGATTTAACACCCGCTCGCTCCTTTTCTTTTGCGCATTTTGAATCGATATATCCCGTTGGAAAACGTGTAATAAACTCCCACTGCGTTATCCTTCCCAACGAAACCAACTCGTCCATCTGCCTCCTAAGCTCTTCAGTTTTTCGTGATTCATCTCTATTTCACCTCCGGCGGTTCAGGCATCGGCATCCACCACAGAATATCCAACGCCATCAGGTCTTCGATGTAGGTAACGTTGTAACGCCGCCATTCTCCCCGTTTCCCGATGTACATTTCGCCAACAAACCCGCCGTCCGTAGCCAGCACTCGCTCGCCTGGATTCGGCATTCTCTCGCTGCACGGAATCCACCTCGTCCGTTCCAACGCCTCCATGCCCATTCGGCAGGCCTCATTCACTGGGTCTATACTTTCGTAATGCTCCCGGTGTTCCGGGTCAAGGATTTCAATCGCTCGGTCAATTGTCATTTGTTTCGTCCTCCAAACACATTTTTGCGCCGCAGTGGCAATATGGATTATTCTCTGGCTTGTTAAAGCAACCAAATGTCTCAATGCGGCCACACACGGAGCATTCGTATTCCCCACAAGCTGCCATTCTGCGAACAAGTCGCCATTCCCCATGCCGCACCGGCTCCACATCGGCGGCGGGAACTCCGTCTATTACATCGTTGATATTCTTGCGCCCAAAGCCCCAATCGCAATATCCATCCGAGTAGCTTTCGCAAACGTCAGCATCAGCGTTGTCAAAAGCTTCTTTCAGCGCCTCCCGGCTGATGTAATCACTCATTTCAATTCCTCCACGTAGCGCCAGCTCTGGGGCGGGCGTTTGATTTCAACGGGCGCATACCCAAATTTCGTTTTCCGCAACCCCTTGAATTCGCTGAGCTGTTTCGGCGTATCGTAGATTTCCAACTTGGAAATGTGCCAGCCGTAAAGCGTTGCACCTTTTCC